ACCTGCACCGCATGGCTTAGGTCCATGCTGCGATTGGCAGCAATCAATCCATGCCGCACACCCATCCGCCGAAGGCTATTGCTGGCCTGCTCCAGTAGCTCCGCGCGATGCACCAAAATGCAAACGCGGTTGCCTTTGCGGGCGGCTTCCTGTGAGATGTGGCTGAAAATGTAAGTCTTGCCGCCGCCAGTGCTTAAGACGGCAAGAACTGACTTGCGGCCGAGTTGATACTGGCCGCGGATCTCATTGACCAGCTGCTGCTGGTATGGACGGAGTTGGATGGTCATGACTCCAGCAGCAATGATCCAGACTCAACTTCGGCTTTGCCGATAAATCTTGCCGCTTGCTTTGCGTATTCAGGCTTGAGTTCAATGCCGATGTAACGGCGGTTCATTTTCACAGATTGATAGCCCGTGCTTCCGATGCCGTTGAACGGATCGAGTATCAAGTCGTTGGGGTTGCTGTAAAGGGTCAGACAGCGTTCAATCAGGTCCAATGGCATCGGGCAGATGTGTTTCTCATCTTTGTCAGCCTTGAATCTGGCGTTAAGCACTTTGGTCTGCATCGTGTCCATCCATACAGGCGATGCCCATTGCTGCCATTGATCAAGCGTAAACTCCTCACGAGTGTGCGTCACTGGCTCGCCGATGTTCTTGCCCCTGGAGTCCTTGCGCATCACCAAGATGTACTCAGGCATTCCCATCGCGCTGACGCGACTGTTCTCTCGAATGTTCTTGTAAAGAAGCCGCTCATGCTTTGTCTTTTGCATTTCACGCACTGGATCACGCCAAATGGTGACCCGTGCCCGAAGACAGAACCCGACCTCTCGATAATTGCGGCTGGCCTCGTCGGAGAATGGGAACAGTCCACCTTCGCCGGTGTCGCTGCTGTTTTGATAGAAGACAGTGTCTTTCACGTGATCGCATATCACAGCGCCTGGTTTAATCACTCGATACAGCTCGCGCGCCATGTAGCGGTGATGTTCCAGGAATTCTTCGTGCGATGCCGAATTGCCCATGTCGCGCTCGGAATCGCTGTAGATGTAAAGCGATGAGAATGGAGAGCTGAACACTGCGCAATCGATGCTGTTATCAGGCAGACCCATCAACAGCTCAACGCAATCAGCGTTGTAGACGGCCCAGTTGTTGCCTTGATAGTCGGGTTTCATCAGAAGAAGTCGGGAAGGGTAACGGAAGGAGTACGCGTGTAGGCACGGCGCAGCGTGGCCTCTTGCTGCAGTCGCAGCATTGAATTCGCCATTGCGCGTTTCATGCGCTGATGATCATTGGCCTTGCGTTGCACGTTGCTCCAAATGCTGGCCTCGGTGTCGCTGATGATGACGTGACACGTGACTGGCTTGGTTTGGCCAAATCGCCAAGCCCGGCGGACCGCTTGGTAGTGCTGCTCATAGCTATGGCTGACACTGGCGAAGATCACCGTATTTGCGTGCTGCCAGTTGAGACCAAGGCCGGCCAGCTTTGGCTTGCTCACGATCACGCGGCGCTCTCCAAACGTGAACGCATCCAATGCAGCCACCTTCACGTCAGGAGCCATTGAGCCATGCACCTCGATTGCATCCGGTATCAACGCAGCTAATGCCGATGACTCGCTGTTGGTTTCACACCAAACAATCACAGGGCCATCAGCTGAATTGGCAATCTTTGCAGCGCAGGCCACTCGATCATCCATCGTCAGCTTCTTTTCACGGTGCATCGTGGTTGCGCTGCCATCAGGAATTCTGAACAGCAATCCCTGAGGCACGTCTTGAGTGATGTCAGCGGTGATCGAATGAATCTGATAGTTCAATGGCGGCAGGACAAATCCATCGTCATCACCACCTAGATCTGATGGCAGCGTTGCGGCCCTAGCCCAGCTGGCCACCCAACGCCAGAAGTCATCCTGAGCGTGGCCTTTCAGCCGGTAGCCACCCATGGTGGTTTGATCGGAAATGAACCACCGAGAAAGCATTTCAGGGCCAGGCATGATGCCAAGGAATTCAGCGTGCTGGCCCAGCTCCATGTGGTCGTTTGGCGCAGGCGTTGCCGTGGCTGCCAGTCGATAAGGCGTGTCAACAAATGCCTCGCAAAGCATTCGCTTTGTCGGCCCAGTAAATGCTTTGAGGATGCTCGATTCATCTAACACCACTCCACCGAAAACCGAAGTGTCGAGCTTCGGCAGTCGTTCATAGTTGGCGATGTTGACACCAGCTGCAACATCAGACTGCTCTCGCGCGATGGTCGCATCAACTCCGATCGCTTCGCACTCACGTTTCATCTGTCTTGCTACAGCAAGTGGTGTGAGAATGAGCGATGGTCGGTTGCTGGCCGCAGCAAACTCGGCGGCAGCAGCAGCCTCAACACGAGACTTGCCAAGGCCGGTGTCCAAGAATGCGGCTGATCGGCCTTTCCGGCACGCAAACTCAAGAGTCGCTTGCTGATGCTTAAACAGCTCCCATTTATTGCACGGCTCGAATCCAGCTGATCCGTGCAGATTGCCTTTTGATGCAATGAATTGGTGGTACTCGTCAAGCATTACCCACCACCTCCGGCTCAACTTGTCGCACCAGCCAGGTGCTGATCTCATGCGCGGTTAATCGCGGCTCGGTTTGACGTAATACGGTGATCTCCGCTGCGATATGCAGCAGCACCTCAGCGACGCCAGCACGCATCGCGCGTTGCGTATGCGCTGGGTAGTCAATGCCGTTGAGGCCTTCTTGATACGCTACGGTGCAACGTCCTAGCAGTGTGTTATCCATGTGCTTGGCTCAGTACAGGTTCGGGCAGTAGCTGTTCTTCGCCATCGCGAAGACAACCTGATAGGTAGCAGCCGACTGGTTTGCTTTCTGTTGAATGACCTTGCCTACCTGCGTGCCAGGTGCAATCGAAAGACCGGAATTGTTAAGAGTCTTGGCAGCATTGCAGAACTGCTTCAGGCTTGCATCGAGTTCGGATGACTCAGCGGCCATTGGGTTGCCAATGCAACAAGCAACCGCGCAGGTGATATTGAGGATGAGTTTTTTCATGATGCTTGACGTGGGTGGTGGTGATATTGCCGGATTGGGTGCGGCTCCGGCTGGCCGCGTGGTTCAGGCGGGTTGCAGTGCTTCCCACACTTCGCCAGCTAGACGCTCATAGGCGCCTTCGCCGATCACGGCATCAAAAGCCTGCTGAATGGTCTTGCCGCTAGCAACTTCAGAAAGGATCAGAGCGGAGATGGCTTGAGTTTTGGTCATGATGCTCGGGTTGGGGTGGTGTGAACTGAGATAATTATGCACGCTGCTCAGCCCTGCGTCGCTGTGTAGTGTGCCGGTTTGTGGGGTGGTCATAAGTCAGGTGCCAGTAGGTCGATTAGCCGGATCCGCTGCTCACGAGTCAAGTGCTGGCAGAGCTTGGCTGCTACTGCCTGCATGTCGCTGGTGACGCGGATGGTGGGAACGGGCTTGATGATGCCTGCTTCGATGGCAGCAGCACGAGCACTCTTGAACTCGCCGGCCTTTACGCGCTCAAGGACGTCGGGTGCATCACGGGCCAGACGGCGGAGGATGTAGGACTGGGCAGTGCCGCGCTCAGTAGAGGTTATATTATCACCTCTACTTTCATCCTTCCTGCCGTTTCCAATCTCGCCGTGCTGGGCCAGTGGTTGAGCCTGGGCGGCTGCGGCGGATAGGGCCTGTTCGCGTGGGATCTCGCCCTGGTGCCCTTGCGAGTGGAGCACCCGCACGCCTTCCACCACCTGCTCGACCCACGCCGCCGGTCGCTGGAACAGTGACTGGCAGCAGGTCTCCCAATCGGGGAACAGGCGCTGCCAAAAGCCATCCCGATGCAGCTCACGTACCAGCTGAGCCAGGCCGCGGCAGTCGCTGTCCGTGCGATCAGCAGCCGCAAAGCAATACCTCGGCAGGTAGGTGGCGATCCATTCCGGTGGCTTCGTGGTGAATCGAGGTGCTGCGTCCGGGTGAGCCAGAAACTCCAGCCCCTCTAGGTTCAGAGCATTAGCCATGGCGCCTCCTGGATCACGACCTGCAGCGGGTCAGCAGCTGAGCGAATCGAGGTGTTAATGCCCTGGATCCAGCTGTACTTCCGTTCCAGCTCATCCATCGTCATTGCGGATTGACCATTGCCGCCATTCAATTTCTTCCACCGCCGGTGGATCGCCTTGCATGTGTCACCTAGCAACGACTTCGGGAACGTCCCACCCGAGCGATCAGCACGGATTCTCACCACGTTGGAAGCCAGAGTAGCGACTGCCTTTGTGATTCGATCTTTGGCGCGATCAATTCGTTCGGAAGTGGAAAGCGCTTGTGGTTCAACGCCAAGCGCCTGGCGGATCAACTGAAGCATGTCATCATCGGCTTGGCTCTCAAGCGCAGGAACAGCATTGCGCACTCGCTCTACTGCTTGACTTTGTGGCATCGTTGTATCGCCAAGAGGGAAGTACAGCTCCTCGCCATTGAATGAAGCATCAATGATGAAAAACTCTGGGATGTCATAGATCAGCGGCCCGCCTGTGCCGCTAGCCCCAGTGCGCTCATCCACGACAGCATCGTCTTCCAGCGAAGACAACTCATCCGCCAATTTCTTAAAGAACTCAAGCCCAGGATGATCGTGCGATGCGTAGACATGGCACCTGTCCAAATCTTCAGGAATTGCAAAGTTTCGGCGAAGTCCCCGCCCCACAGCTTGCTGCAGCAGCACACTCTCGTTGAGCATGTTCAGGAATACAAGGACCGAGCAGCGGACATCATTGAAGCCTTCTGCGGCCTTTCTGACTTGCACAAGGATCGTGATCTCGCCTCGCTTGAACTTTGCAAGCACCGTTTCATTTTCAGCATCGGTTCGACCGTGCTGACGGCCATCTCGATCAGTGGCTTGTGTTCCGATCCAATCAGATCGCAGATGCGGAGCAACGCACTTGAGCTGTTCGCAGATCGCCTGCGCATGTCTGACGCCCAGCGCGAACACCAGCATCTTGTGCTCGCCTGGATCTCGCTCGTTTAGTTCTTCTAGCTTGAGAGTAGCGTTGAGCAGTGACTCGCTGATGTACTTCGAGTGGTAGCGGATCTCACGCTTCACCTCCATTTGGCTGAGATCCTGAAACTTCTCGGATCCGCCTAGTGATTCGGCTAGGTCTGACAGCGTGAAGCGCTCTGGTGTTTGCTCGCCTCCCATGGTGAGATCCACGGTGTAATCCATAACGTGAGTGACCACCCGACGGATTGCGCCCTCCTCAACTGCATCAGCCAAACTCACCTCAACATCGGCAATCCCTTCGATCGCCTTGGTACTGCGGTCCGTGCGATTGGGAGTAGCGGAAACCGCAATCGTGAAAACCGGTGACAGGCTTTTGATTGCTTCGCCCCAGGTGTTGTCGTCCGCATAGCGGTGGAACTCATCTGCGGCTAGCAACCACCGGCCGCTCGACATTAGATCGTGAACAGTGGCGATGCCGGATCCGCTCAGGGACTGGATCGTGGCAACGAAAATCTCGGCTTCGTTCCGGCGATGCAGCCGCAGTGATAGGTCGGAGATGGCGCGGTAGGCACCACTTACCGGCGCGCCAACACGCGCCATGTCCTGCTCAATCTCGTCTAGGTAACTGCTGAGCTGCTCAGCCGATGGAACGATGATCAGCATCCGTTGCGCCACTCCGGCATGACGAAGGGCTGCATAGCTGCAGCAGATCCCTAGGGTCTTGCCGTAGCCAGTCACCATGACCGCAATCAGCTGGCGCCGTTTGCGCGGGTCGCTGTTGGGATCACTCAGCAGATCAATGATCTGCCTTTGACCGGTGCGAAGCTGCAGCGTCGACGGTGGCTCCCATCTCGTTGCGATTTGTGCTGATGGCATGTGATGCACAGAGCCTGTAGCTCTGCTGTTGTGGTGGATCCTCCCAAGGAAAACGGCACCACATGATCACACTCAAAACGCCTCGCGATCTCATGACCACAGAGCGCACAGCGAAAGTCTTGAATTACGAGGATCGCCCTGCGTTGGCGGGCATTGGCAAATCGAGCCATTTCGATCATGTGTCGGTGCCGCCTCAGTGGGCGGTTGCAGGCAGTCTAGCCATTGCGGACGCTATCGGCAACCGCTAGGATGGTCGAGCACCCGCGTGGAGTTATGGCGCTGTCGCATCCGCTTGCTGTTCAGTTCACGCCAGAGCAGATGGCCTGGTTGGATGATCGTCGTGTCGCTGGTTTATCCCGTAGCGCTGTACTGCGACTCGTGGTGGACGAAGCCATGAAGCGCGAGAAGCAATCCCGCCGGAGCCATGCCGCGTGAACCTGATACAAGAACTCTCCCGCTTGCCGGATGATTGGGGTTTTGTCGCCGTTGATGGCAAGAAACGGCCATATCAAGAAGAATGGCAGAACAATCCACTCACCAAAGACGCGCTAACTGCAGAGCTGGAATCCGGGCGTGCTCGTGCTATCGGCGTGTGTTGCGGTATCCATTCCGGTGGTTTGCTGTTCCTGGACCACGACGGTAAATCCGCCAGCACCTTGCTCGCTGATTGGGGTTGTCCGCTTTCGTCGTTGCCACGCAGTTGGGTGGTCAAGTCCGGTCGTGATGGCCGGATGCAGATCATCTATCGCGTGCCTGAGCAATATTGGGACAGCATCGCCACGCGTAAGTTCAAAACCGGTGTCATTGACGACGAAGGCAAAGCTGAGCAAGTCGAGCTGCGATGGAACGGCTGCCAGTCAGTCGTAGCTGGCGCGCACCCTTTGACCAATGGTTACTTCTGGGTAAAAGGCCATGGCCCTGGCGATCGAGACATAGCCGAAGCGCCGCTGTGCCTCATCGAAAAGATGCTCAAGCCGCAGCCGCAGCCGCAGCGGTCGCAACTTGCGTTGCCGTCAGGTGACAGCGATTCCGATCGCGCACGGTCATTCCTTGCAGCACTCAGCTCATCACGGGCTGATGACTACGACGACTGGATCCAGGTTGGGATGGCGTTGCACAGCGTCGGTGATGACTCGTTGCTAGATGACTGGGAGCAGTGGTCCGCGCAATCCGCCAAGAACAAACCCAGTGACTGCCAACGCAAATGGCGCAGCTTCAAGAAGTCCGGCATCACGCTCGGCACGCTTGGCGATATGGCGAAAAAAGATGGCTGGCAGTCACCACGGCAGCAGCTCGTAGAAGTGTTGCCGCCTGTAGTGGCTAATGCTGGCAGTAGTGATGACGATGACATCAGCGATAACAGCCGCATCCCAGCGCCAACGCTTGATAAGCCATCCAAACTTGAAGCTGCTGAGTTACTGATCCTGCTGCGTGACAAAATCCGTGACATCAAATACAACCTCTTCACGCAAGAAATCGAAGTCAATAGCAAACCTGTCGAAGGTGCCGATCGGTATTACCTCAAGCTCGCTGAGATGGGTTTCAAGGTTTCCAAAGAACTAGCGATTGATTGCTTGGTCCAAGTAGCCAATGAGAACCAATACGATCCAGTACGGCAATACCTCGAATACGTTGCTGCCAATGTCGAGCCGACATACATCGATCGGCTAGCAACCACTTACCTGCGGCCCGAAGACGAAGCGACCAGCCCAGAGCCAACGATCTATGACGAAATGCTGAAACGCACCTTGATCGGTGCCGTAGCTCGTGCATTCAACCCAGGTTGCAAACACGACACCGCATGTGTACTCATGGGTGATCAAGGCTCTTACAAATCCAGCTTCTGGCAGTGCCTCGGTGGGCAGTTTTTTAGCGATGCCTTAGGTGACATCAGCACCAAAGATGACATCATGGTTTTACACCGCTCCTGGATTATGGAGTGGGCTGAACTTGATCACATCACAAATCGTAAGCACGCAGGGCAAGTAAAAGCCTTCTTATCTCAAGGTGTTGATTTACTTCGTGTGCCATACGGCAAAGCCGTTGAGTCATTCCCACGTCGTGGAATTATCGTCGGCACAACAAACAAAACCGCTGGATTCTTGGTTGATGAAACCGGCAACCGCCGCTTCTGGGTCATACCTACAACCAAAACCCAAACAGATCAAATCAACACCGCAGCACTGCTGCTAGAACGCGATGCGATCTGGTCCGCTGCTGTTAACGCATACCAGAACAATGAAAGCAATCGTTTACCTCAAACCTATGAGAATATGGTCAATGAAGAGAATACCAACTACGTCATTGACTCGCCTTGGCGTGCACCAATACAGGAGTATCTTTCCCATCGTAAATGTACAGATGTATTGACGATTGAGGAGGTTTTAACGCATGGCATCAAGAAGCCAGTCGAGCGTCAGACGCGTGCTGATCAGATGCAGGTTGGGTCCATCCTCAAGGATTTGGGCCTCGTGAAGCGTCGTGAGTCATCAGGGCGGCGCAGGTGGCACTACAAAACGTCCAACTAGGCGGTTAGACGCCCAGATCCATTGGTATGACTGTTGTTTTGGCCGTCCAACCCTCGTCCCGTCCTCCTTGGCGTCCAAGAGTTTCCTAACGCTCCCTTTCCCCCTCTTTTAAACATACTTTAGTTAGTAGGTTAGGTTAGTAGGACGGATAGACAACCCCAGTGGTACCAAGGCGTCTCACCGTCCCAACCCCTCGAAACAGGTTGGACGGCGCCGTTCTGCTACGATTCAGCCGTTCAAAGCTCCGTTGATGATTGAAACCAAAGTCAGATTTCATGCTGATGATTTGCAACACCTGGATCAGCGCGCCGCAGCCGTCGGGAAGACTCGATCCGCGTTCATCCGTGATC